CGAGGAGGCGACGCTCGGCGCGCCGGGTTCTATGGGTGTGTTTAATCTCGAAGGCGGCGAAGACTTGAAAGCGTTTCAGGACTCCGCGCCGGTGCAAGAATTCGGGCGGTTCGTCGATGCTTTCACCTCACATCTCGCCGCTTCGATGTCGATGCCCTTAGAAGTTTTGCTCATGAAATTCGAGCAAAACTACAGCGCAAGCCGCGCGGCGTTGATCATGTTTTGGCGTATCGCTCAAATGTGGCGCGCGGAGATGGCAAGCGATCTTTTAAACCCCGTGTTCGAAGCGTGGCTGTCTGGTGAGCTCTCGGCGAATAGAATTGCGGCTCCGGGGTGGTCTGACCCCCGGCTCCGCCGCGCGTGGTTAAATTGCTCGTGGGCGGGCGTTCCGATGCCGAATATTGACCCAATGAAGACCGCGAAAGCCGATCAACTATACGTCGAGATGGGTGCGCAAACTCTCGCCGACGTAGCCCAAAACTTGAACGGTTCCGACATAGAATCCAATAAATCACAGATAGCGCGAGAGCTCGACGGACTCCCGGATCCCCCATGGGGCTCCGGAGCGGCGCAAACCGCGCAAGCTCAAGCGGCGCAAACCGAAGATAACGAGACGTCGAAAGAAGACGACGACGAGAAAGACGATAAAAATGGCTGATCCTGCAATAGTTGCTTGCCCCGTAAACACGTGGACGAAGGTTGCTACTAGTGTCGCTTCGGGTCAGGTCCACATAATTAGAACCGCCGGATCGGGAGGCGAGAGCCTCGTCTACCTTCAGACCTACCGAACGACGGGAGGCTCGGCACCTACGTTGCGCTCCGAAGGGGTGCCGTTTTATGGTTCCGTAGATATCGAGTCCTCTTTCGATATTGACGTATATGTGATGGCTACCGGAGCCGCCGGATCGGTACGGGTCGACGTATGATAGGCACAGGAATTAAGCCGGGTTTTCTGCCTGAAATCCAGTGGCGGGACGAGAATTTCGACCCACTAGCGATCACCGTGAAAAACAAGAATAACGCGCCGACACCCTTAGCGGTTCCGGGCACCGACCTTGCGATGGCAAACTTCGCGAACGGAGCCGGGATCACCGAAGTACCAGTCTCGGGAAAAGAGGTTAACCATGACTGGAAAGTCGGGACTAACCTATCGGTGCACGCGCACATTTTGAAAGCGACCGCGGCGTCGGGTAACTATAAATTTGGTTTCGAGTATCGCGTATCATGTCCGGGGATCACAACCCTATACGGCACGATATCAAAGGCTCAAGCGGTGCCGGCGACGGCCTGGACGGACTCGGATTATATAGTGATCGGCGAGATCGACATGTCGACGATCACTACTCTCGGCGCGCAAGTGACGTTCCGGCTATTCCGCGACCCCGCCGACGCCGCCGACACATACGCCGGTGATATAGTGCTACATACTTTCGGTTGGCACTATCAAGTAAACTCTAACGGCTCACGCCTGATCGCGAGTAAATAATGCCGAGACTTTGGGCTTGTTACGAACCGGATTTAATCCAATACCACGAAGACCGCGCCGCGGCTCTCACGGTTAGCGGTGAGGACGTCACGGCGTTTTTAGGGTTAATGGGGGAGAACCAAAAAGAAGAAATTCTTTCGATTTCCGACGGCGTCGCGACAATCCAGATCGAAGGCGTACTTTCGCAAGGCGGGCCGGATCTATGGGATCGGATGTTTGGTCTCTCTGGTACTTCTTATGTGTCCATCACGGACGCGATAATCGAAGCGAATGAAGACCCCGACGTCGAGCGGATTGAGCTCTCTATGGATACTCCCGGCGGTGAGGTTAACGGCGTTGACACCGTATATCAAGCGGTCTCGGATTCCGAAAAGCCGATCGTCGCGATCAACACAGGCTTGCTCGCGTCGGCGGGCTATTGGATAGCAAGCGCCGCGGATCAAATCATAGCGGAGTCGGCGGTCGTCGAGACCGGGTCAATCGGTGTGATGGTGTCAGGTATCGACCAATCGAAACGACTCGAAGAAATGGGCGTCAAGGTCGTCGACATAGTATCCGAAAACGCACCGAACAAAGCGCCGCGCATCGATACAGACGAAGGCGTCGAGGAAATACGCAATCGAATAAACGCGATCGAGAGAGTTTTTATCTCTCGCGTTGCGGTCGGTCGTAATCTCGAAGAAAGCTCCGTACGTGCGGGGTTCGGGCGTGGTTCGGTACTCATAGCGAACGACCCAAACGCTGAAAACATCGACGCACTAAAAGCCGGGATGATCGACGGTGTACTGTACACACCGGCGGAGCGTCAAGCGAACACACAACAAACACCCGTGACGGTCATAAGCGACGCCGGGGCAACCATAGAAGGTGATTACATGGCAGAAGATACCAATGTAAAACCCGAAGCGAACGAAGAGCTCGACGCACTACGGGTGAAACACGACGAACTTTCGGCGAGAGTCGAAAGAGCGAAACCATACTTGGCTGGTAACGACTACCCCGAAGCTATCAAGTCGATAGCTCTCAAGGTTATGAGCGGCGAAGTCGACCCCGCGACTCTCGACGGTGCGGTCATTGCGTATGACGCATTGAAAGAAACCAAAGTCGCCGACTCTGCGATCGTCGATTCCGACGCCGCACCCGAAGCGAACACGAAACCGATCGACGCTCCGAAATTGAGCGAAGACGGAGTAATCAGAAACGAACTAGACTACGAAGCCGCTATCAAAAAAATCAATTTGAAAAGCGGGATCGTGAGGTAAAAAAATGGCTGTATTAGTAGACACTCAGCATTCGAATTTTCCTTTCCAACTTGGCGGCGACGCGATGGCCGCGGTCGATGAGACCTTTGCTCAAGACGCAGGGCGTTCGGCGGCGCTAGCTTACGGAACGATCGTAAGCAAAAACGCCGCGGGTAAATGGGGAGCCCTTACGGACGTAAGCGCCGAATCATTGATCCCCGCAGTTCTCACGTGCGGTGCGAACGGTGGCAACCTTGCCGCGTACCAAGCCGTTGCCGACGGTGAGTTCTCGATCATGATCAACGGAACGCAAACGGATTTTACCGGGATCGCTTTCACGTCGATCGTCGGTCTCGAAGACATCGCGGAAGTTCTTAACGCCGCAATGGATGGGCAACTGATCGCGCAATACGACATCACCGCAGACGTGATTAGTTTTAACACCCCTGAAGGCGGTGTGGGTCAGACTCTCACAGTATTGACCGCGGTTTCCGGCGGCTCCGGAACTGACGTTTCGGGAACTGGATTCTTAAACGGTCTAACGACTGTCGGTGTCGTTGTTCAAGGCTCCGTGACTGGCGTCGAGGGCGTACCCGCGGGCGTTATCGTTCGCGCGCTAACCGCCGCTCAAATCGTCGCCGGCGATGTCGTCGACGTACCCGTGATTAACTTCGGTCGAGGTCTGATCCTCGATCAAGATCAAATCACTCTTGAGAATTCCCTCACACTTGCCGACATCGTTTACGCGAACGGCAAGAAAAAATCAATTCGCGATTGTATGAACGAACTTGGCATCACGTTCAAAGACACTCTTTCAGTCGACGAATACGAAAACACTTGATCGGAAAAGGTGAAATAAAATGTTAGGAACCCCAACACCAGTAACACAAGGTCTCTACCGTCGCATGATGCTAGACACCTTTAACGAAAAAGACTACGTCGGCGTGCCAACAGGCTTTCAAAGTCTTTTCGGTCGTCCTGAATCCGGATCGAAATCCGTTTTCGACGCCGAGACTCTTGAATTCGACATCGACATCGTAAGGTCGAACAAACGAACCGCGAAGCTCGTTCAACGTGGTATTATGGCTCTCCCGATCGAGGGTCATACCGCGGTCGTCAAAGAGAAATACACCGAAAGAAATCTCATTCCGCCACTAGGCGAAGAGCTTTCTCCAATCGATGCAAATCAATTGTTCTTGCGCACTCTCGGCGAGACATCTTTTCAGCAAAAAAGCCGACTAGAGAAAATGCGCGAACTGGCTCGTGAGCTCCACGTCGAGCAACACCGTCGATTCATCCGCTTGTTTGAATACCTGGCTTCGACCGTCGTGCTTACCGGCGCGATGCCTGCAATCTTCGGGACTACCGAAGCGGGCTTGACGTTCGATTTCAAACGCAAGGCAACGCACACTTTCACCGCCGCTGCTAGTTGGCTCACCGCCGCGACTAACGTGCTAGGCGACATCGACACAGGGTGTGAGCTCGTGAGAGCCGACGCTAACGTGACGCCTGATTTCGCGCTTGCCAGTGCCGAAGCAATGGCCGGGATCCTAGTCAACACTAAGATCTTAGCGAATGCAGACAATCGTCAGGTCAACCAAGGATATTTGGTTACTAGTAACCAAGTACCTCAAAAATTCAAACACCTGATCGACAACGGCTTCATCTTCCGCGGCGAGCTCATGACCCCTAAAGGTCATAGCCTCCACTTGTTCACATACCTCGATAGTTACGACAACGACTCGGGGACCGATACCAAGTATCTCACCGCAGACAAATTCATTATCGGATCGACTCAAGCGCGCATGGACCGGGTTTTCGGACCAGGTGAAAGGCTACCGATGGCCGCGTCGGAGGAGTCTTACTATCAAGAGATTTTCGGATTCTCTCCCGACGCCGCTCCGATGCCTGTGATCGCGGGTAGCGGTGGTATTGTGAACCCGCAAATGTTCCATCACGACGTAATCGTGCCGGACCATAAAAAGTCTCTCATGATACGGACGCAATGTGCGCCGATCTTCGTTCCGACTATGGTCGACGCTATAGTCGTGATCGACATTACGCCGTAATGAAGTGGCTCGTTGCAAAACCTTGTTTAGCGCTCGGGAGTCGTCTTATCCGCAAGGGTGAGACGGTCCCCGAGGGTTATCTCGAAACCGATGTAATCCATCGTTTCGTCGAAAAAGGTTATCTCGATCTTGAACTTCCGGAGCCGAAACCGGAGCCGAAACCGGAGCCGAAACCGGAGCCGAAACCGGAGC